AGTAGTATCCACCATCAGCAGGTCGTTCCCAAATAGTTTCACTAACTTCGCGCCAGCTCTTGCCAATCAAATGACGCTTGGCCGGACGTATTACAGCCAAGAACATGGCCAGTCTCGGAATTGAGTTTACAGCTTCGGGCATCTTGATCAATGTATCATAATGTGCGCCTATATGAATAAGTTGCGCACAAAATTCTGGATCATACAATCTATCCCACTCGGGTTCCTGTTGCATTAACTGTTGTAGATGTTGTTCAGATCTGATCTGTTGATATAACCCAACATTAAGAATGTCAATCTTGATGTAGCCTAGTTCCTCAGCTGCTTGATAATCTAAACTTGAATTGCCTGTAAAAGGATCACACGGTATATTGGTAAAGTACACACCGGTGTTGTGTCGTGCAATTTTGTCATCTCGAATAATACTTGCAACGGTATGTTTGATCACAGCAAGTGCTTGATCTCTGTTGGCTACATCAATATCAATATCACTTGTAAATTTCATAGTCCTGCTGCTCCAAGTATGTGCTTGCACCACTCTACATCGGCCACGTAATCCTTGAACTTACGATTCCAGTAATCAGGATCAATCCAAGGAAGAACAATGGCCAAATGCTCTGCAGAAATAGACTCAAGAAACTCAATGCCACTATCGCAGTTATATACAATCCAAGGACTAACGCGACCAGTGGTAATATGATAACAAATCCTATTATGATTGCCGTACTTAAAATAATGGCTGTAACTAGCAAGCCCACTATCTCCATTTGCGTATTCCTCCATTTGTTTGAGGCCGCGTTCGAGTGCGTCCTGCACTGCTTCTCGCCTGATATATTCGTGTAGCCATTCTTCGTAAAACTTGTCCTTGCACCAATGGTCTAATTTTTTATTGTTCTTCAGTAACCAAGCTGTATAGCTGTTGCTGTTAATACAGCGAATAGCAACCAAGTGTCTACCGAACCGAACAAAAGCATTGTAATACGGACTTGCAACGAAATCCATGTAGCTTTTAAGCTGTGCGCTACCTTGTGTGGTTTCATAGAATTGTAGATACGCTCTAAGTCCAAATTGAACTCCTGTTTCGGTTTCCTGTTGCCAACGACGCTTTGGCTCACACAAATGAGCTGTGAGTGTGCTTTCTTTTCGAAAGTCGCGCTCACAATATTTACACTTAAAGTTCAGACTTGATTCGCTTGTCATCCCATCCGTGTTCTTTGGCAAGTTGTTTAAGATCTGCTGTGTCGTTGATTTTTGCAAGTAATTCTAGTTCATCCTCACTGCGAGCAGGATATATCTGTCTTAAAAATTTTACTGCTTTATTATTTGAGCCTTCGCGTTTTTTCTGTTTTATCCAATCGTGTCTGAATGTACCTAAACCTGGACTCACAGTTGTGGCAGACAACCACTGCAATTCAGGATGTTGGGACAAATCAAAAAAATGTTTGTTTAAATTTTCATTACAACTCAAAAGATAGTATTGCTGTAGTTCGGCGCTGCCCTGTACACTACTGCCCCAACGAATCATTAGATAATTGCTAAACTTTTTTCTTTCTTCTTCGGTCAAGTCATTGTAAAAGTTGCGATCCTTGTTATCAAAGGCTCGCATTTCATTGGCTATATTAAGTTTATCTGTCATACTGGATGATGTGGTATAGTGTCATCTTGTTTACTGAGTGTATAGATAAGTTTAACACGATCTATGGCATCTTGTAAAGCAGGATTTGTTTTTGCAGCACGATGGATTTCACCCCAAAGTTTTGAATCCATTATATGGTCGTGTAACGGTCTACCGTCACTAGTTCTAGGATCGTAATCTCTACCTATTTCAAATCGTTGATCTGGGGGGTCACCTATTCGCCTTGCATACACTACACCATCGGCTCGTTCGTATATGTAAGGAGCGCCGGGTTCTAATCTACCAACATTTTCCATAATCGACTACCTCACTTTGTCGGGATATATCTTTAACAAAATAGGCACACAATGGTTGTTGTACACCTGTTTCTAACGGCACTGCCAATAACTGTCCTGGTTTCAATTTAGGGAAATACCATTTTACGTCTTGATATATGTCAATGATTTCTATTTTAGCAAATTCAGGTTTAAAACTACTGATAGGATTGAAACAAAAAACACTAAACCCTCTATCATTGATACTGGTAAGTGGTACCACTTCCAAATCGCCAAGATCTGGTTCCCCAATCAATACGTGCCAATCCACTGGCATTTTAATTACGTTGTCGCCTATTCTGAGTACTAACGCAGGACTATTAAAACTTTCTAAAAAGATAAGTGGTATGTAAAAGTAATCCGGCGTCCTCGGATCGCTGTTATCTAATACTGCGAATCGTAAATCCTCAACTTCGTCGGGAATTTCGTTTAGCTCGTAGGCTATGTTATCTAATGTTAGTATTCTCATTGTTGTGATAGTAAAAATGCTGCTCGTTCTTGTGTTGTAAAGTCTGTATGAAACGAATAAGGTTCATTAGGATGTTCTTGAGCATAGGTATAAAGACAAAAATTTTTCGACAATACTTCATATTTTATTTGATGCTCCTGCAATTGTCTACACCAGTAGCCTAAAGCCCACATATCTGTTGTGTGTTTAAGAACACTATCGTACATATCTACAAAGTATCTCTTTACTGTTTGTCGTCTTAATGGCTCAATACAATATTTGTCTTTTATATCCAATTCTTCCCCAATCAGAGTAGGAATGGTATCGCTTATATAATCACCGTTACGAAAATTTTGTAAACTCAACCCATTTAATATGTTGTTGGTCATTCGTAATTCTGTTCTAGCACTGTCAGTGGTACCTATTATTACACGGTGCGCTCCAAGATTAATCGCCTCTTCAATTTGTAAACAAATATCTATGTTGCTACAACCTGGTCTGGCCAAACTTAATGCTCCCATTATTTGACTAAAGTGTCTATTAGGAGCTCTAGAGTCTGGTGCCATAAAGCTGTCACCGCATATTACTATCATATTGCCATTTCATTAAAAACATTGTTAGTTCTGCTTCGTTACGAAAACTAATTTGTTTAAAGTTTACCTGTTTACCACATCCGGTTTCTCTACACCATTGGGCCATGTCTTTTATTCTAGGGCTATCGATTTGTACCCATTTAACTCCATTACCTCGGTCTTCAATTCTAAATGTCATTGCCATTCAGCCTTTTCAACAGTGAATGGATAGTTGGCTTCTCGATAAAAAGCTTTGCGTTTTGTTAGGTGTCGTTTGGCAAACTTACAAGTTGAAGTTATGTCCCAGATCTGAACAAAGTCTTTGTCCTCTGCACGACGTATTCCACGCCCGATACTTTGTATAACACGCACAAAAGATTTGCCAGGCTCAAGTAAAACAAGATTAAAAATGCGGGGAATATTGATACCAACAGCAGCAACGCCGTAGGTAGCGATAATGATTTTGTCTGACGCCTCTGCCACTTCGTCATAATGTTCTTTGCGCTCTCCGGCTTTAGTTGCTCCGCTTACAAACACGCTACCTGGTAGTCGTTCAGCTAAGGATTTACCTGCACTTATTCGATCTACTAATATAAGTGTATTGCCCGAATCAACAATAGTACTTATCAATTGAGCAATATAGTCTAGTCTTTCTGCGGTTTCAATTAGATATTTCAATTCGCTTTGATAGTTGTTGTACTCTTGGTGATCCACTAATTGCACTACATTCACGTGACATTGTGCTAGATGCCCGGCTTCTTGTAACACACTGGCAGTTAGTTGTCCTACAACTGGCCCAAGCATACAGTTAATACTCTGTCTAGCATAGTCTTCTTTAGGAATAGTGCCTGTCAATCCCCAGCGTATGGGTACTTTTGCGAATGGTCCGCTTAACAGTGCTTTGAGTGCATCGGCCTTGGCTTGATGTGTTTCATCAACAATAACTGCAACTACGCCTTCCAAGAACTCGCTAATGGTAATATCGGCTTCGGCATTTTTAGTATTCTTCAATAGATTGTTTAGGCTTTGCCAGGTACATATGGTATGTGTCCTATTATATTCTTTTCTATCACCAAAATACACACCTGTGTCCAATTGCATATTAACAAAGTCTTCTTCGGTTTGGGTGACCAAGCTTTTGTTAGGAACAATTACAATACTGCGACCGTATGCGCTAACACCGTCGGCTAGCGCCGCAGTAATTACTGTTTTACCTGCGCCTGTGGCCACTTCTTGTACACATTGCGGATTAGAAAAAAATCTGTTGATAATTTCAGGTTGATAATCACGCATGACCATAGGTTCTCCGGCTTTGGGATGACCTTTTGGCCAATTAATATGGCTATAGGTATTTTCATCAACTAGAGAAAAATTAAATGTAGTACGATACTCTCTAGTGTCTTCAATTTCAACATCATAACCTTGCTCATCCAAATAAGGCAGTATCTCGGGTAGCAAGTTGATATAAGTGGTACCACCAAGGTTAAAGAATGGAACTTTGCCGTCCCACCGACCAAGTCGCACACTGGGTTGGTAGCGAGCCCCGGGTATTTCGTATTTGTATCGTTTAACTAAAGCTGTTCTTGTGCCAAGCTCAAGTCCTTCAATTTTTACATTGACTTCGTCTCGAATTATTAGTTTAGCTTGCATCATATGTTGTAATAACTGTAACACTAATTATACAAAAAATAAACTGATAATGCAAGATATAAATATTAATTCATAACCAATCAATAAGATGGATTCATATCAAGATTCTTGTGGCCGAATAGATAATTTTTTTACTACTGAACAATTACATCATATTGTAAGTGTATTTAAAAAATTAGAGCCAGTTGATGGCTCAAACAATGACTGTTTTGGAATAGATAAAAAACATAAAGCATATCTTTGGTTTAACAAGGTTGTCCTTAGTTCCATAGCAAACAAATTTAATCCAAATATAAAATTAATTTTTGCCATGTTGTTGGATTGTGTTGAACCATTTGATATACATAATGATCTTAAAGAAATTCCAGAATCCGGAGGCAAACATTTTTTGAGTTTTCTAATTCCTTATTCTGTAAATGACGATGTTAATCTTTGCAGTAAAGCATCAACATTGATTTTTAACGAACACACTACAGCCGAACACGAGCTAGAAAACAATGTAAGTGATTTATACGAAAATACAATCAGCCATGTTACTAAAGAAAAAACACTCAAAATTACTTTGAAAGAAAATTTAACGTGGAATCTTGGTAGTTTGTGTTGGTGGGATAGTAAATTATTACACGTAAGCAACAACTTTCTCAAAGATGGTTATAAATCTAAACAAGCTATTATAATACACACCTATGTTCTCTAAAGAAGATCTAATAACTGATGCTCTGCCGCCAATATACGATAGCAAATTATCTTATATTAAAGAATTATGTGCCAATTCAAATTACAAACTGAACAATAATATCTATGAGTCATACAAGGAGACAGCAAAACACTATTTTGCATCTTCAAAAAGAAACAATTTAATTGGATTAGACCAGTTCGAATTTGTTGATGCTACGATTGGATGCACACACTACATTGATAATTTAATTCAAACATACAGCATATCAGGGTTACAAATCTTCGAACACGACTACAAATATTATCAAAGGTTGGATCCTTTTTTGAAGTTTGCCAAGATTGGACAGCTAGAAAAAAACAAACCAATCTTAATTGCAGCACCTTTTCCAGGATATCTAAATTTACATATTGACTGGCAACAGATATTAGATGAATGTAGTAAAAAACAAATTGACATTCACATTGATGGCTGTTGGATGGGCGCCGCAACTGACATCACTTTAGATCTTAATCATACTTCAATTAAAAGTATATGTTTTAGTTTGAGTAAGTGTTTAGGTATGAGCTGGAACAGAGTTGGTATGCGATTTTGTAAACAATCATATAATGATAGTATAAGCATACAAAATAAATTCAATATGATACCTGAATTCCTGCTTCATAATGCTATGGTTGCCATGGACACCTTGCCTATAGATTATCTTTGGGATACTTATGAATCAAAGTATAATAATATATGTAAGCACTTGTTACTTCGTCCAAGCAAAATTATCTATGCTGCACACAGTATAGACAGAAAAAAATTATACGGACTTAAAAAACTCATCGAGCAAGGGTAATTCTCTTTCATACCATTGATCATATTGCAATTCAGCCAGTTCAATATCAAAAGTAAAAAAAGTTGCCAACTCGTCTATAAATTTTTTCTTATCATAGATATAATTTAAATTTATCAAATTTGAAGACGGTACGTCAGGATTGGGTATATAAGTTTGATATTTTTTTATTAGTAATTCATGGGTTTTGAGTTCAGGCAAAGAGTCGATATAAGTTGTAAAAGAGGTGTCATAATATGCCTTCAACACCAGCTTTAAATCAACATTAGCATTTAATTTAAGAAGCCTAGTCACACTAAAAGCACAAATATCTTTGTCAGTGCAGACCAATTGATAATTATCGAAACCCCATTTTAATGGGAAAGAGGCACAGCCAGTTATAGTTTTAATTGGAATCTTTAAAATAAAATTTTTAAATTTTTCATCCGATGCACTGTAGTTTGTTTTGAGTTTTGTCTGCACCCAAGCCGGCAAGTGTATGCCATTGTTGATAATAGAGAAGACCAAATCACCATATTGGCCGCCTTGGTAATAAATGTAAGAATTCATTTGATGTATTTTTTGTTGTTGTTGTATACTTCTGTGGCAAAGTAAACAACTTTTTCTGCCTGTTGAATCAACATAGACTTTTCTCCACCATGCATCATTCCTTGTCCACTGATCAGTAACGGAATAGGTTGTGTCCAGCTGGTATGAAATTTGTGAAAGTATATTACTTTCTTTCCTACAGTGATAGGTTCTTTTTTAAGAGCTGTTGCTCGATATACATCGTCTGGCTCAAAATATTGCTCGACAAAATTATTTAACAAGCGACCACTCAGATCCGGTTCATACACATAGATTGGGAACCTGCCTGTTAACTCTGCATATTTAATCAAGTCTTTGAATACTGTTTCATCACTAGTAGGCGCAAATTTGGTTTCTTGTGCTGTCATTAAATTGGTCACACGCGGACCGTATTTTACTTCAAGGTCTAACGTAAACAGTTCGTCCACGGTATATCCATACACAGGAGCCATATCAACCAACAGATCTGAATTGCTGTTGTCAAATCCGCACCAGTTGTTTACAGCTTCAGTTAAAGAACGAGCTGCATTGGTAATAGTCAAACCGCTGACAGTCTTTACTAATTTAATCTCGTAGGGCTGGGATTCGCAGGCTTCCACTGCATCAATATACTGTTTGAAATCACTAGCAATTTCAAATTGGTGATTCTGGGCAAACCCGTTGGCTGCTACCACATTGGTTTCGGTAATGGCCAAACTCCAACTACGATTGGCAGCATCAAACTGCCAACGACCCTGACTGATCTTGCTCAAGTCTCTCAGGTCATTGATTAGTGTAGTATCATAAGGAAACTTTAGAACAATACTATTGTCTTCTATTTGCAAAAGTCTACGGCGATCAATCTGCCTGATACCTAGTCTAAAAGTCGGCGATTCAACTGGACCAACATCTATGTCTAATTTTTCCAGTTGTTTTCGATACTTGAGTACGAGCTTGACAGCTAGTTCAGCCTGTCTATCTGTTAACGGACGTCCACTTTGAGTGGCTTGACTCATACTGCTAAGAATTTGCACATCATACCGAGCCAGGCTTACTATAGGCGGGGTGCTGCTGAACAGATCGTATATGCGACCGGTTTCCGGATTACGATCACCATTAATTACTTCAATGTAGTCTTCGACCGACGAGAATCTTTTCATTGTACAAGTATACTACTTATTAAAAAAGAAGTCAAAAAAAAGCCCCACCTAAGCAGGGCAAAGTCCGGAAGTAAAAGGAGCTATCAAAAACTCCCGGATAGTCTGCTTACGCAGATTTCATACAAGTCGACTGAGCCAGAGCCTGCCACTTGGTAGGGAAGCTCTTGTACAGCTGACCAATCTTGATTGCCATACGCAAGCTCATTTCACGCAAGCGATTCTTGTTGGCATCCATAAACCCAATGATCTCATCCTGTGCAATCTCGCTAAGTTCGAGATCCGCAAACAGTTCACCGCTACGAGCAATTTGCTTGATACGCAGCACCTTGTCACGCATTGTGTCAAGTGTAAGATCCAAGTAGTGGCAGCGACTCTGCAGAGCATCCAAGTGATCACGCAGTTTTTGGCTCTTCATTTTGTCAAACTTCAAGTTGGTAATAAAGATTACACTACCCTTGAACTCGAAGCTGTCTGGTATGCCTTCTGAGCGTAGGATACGACTGTCACTCAACCACGAAATCTTACGCTTCTTACCCGAGTCTAACGCACCCTTCAGCAAGTTAAGGCACACATCGTCCAACAGAATGCTGTCGCAGTCATCAAACACAATAACGCAGTTTGGATCCGAATACTTGTACAAGGCTTGATACAAACCAATAGCAGTAGCTGAACCTTTGACTACTTCGGCTCTGAGTCTACGACCCGCAATCTGATCCAGTAAGGTAGCCTTTTCAATCTCAAGCTCAACACCAAAGCTCTTGCCCACACCCGGAGGACCTGACACAATCATTGCACGAATGTCACCGGCTGTAGCAGCCTTGGTCATTTCTGTAAGTATTTCAAAACGCTCGGCAATCTCAGCCATACGCTCTTCGTCGGTCTTGCTGTCATTGACAACCGCCGCGACATCCGCATCCATATCAACAACTTGGCCGTCAAACTCATCGGCACCCACAAATTCGTAATCGCTCATAGCATTTACTTTGACACGGATATCTTCTGGGAAGCCAGGGAATTGGCCACCGTTCTTGACTGTAACATAACCGCCTTTGGCACCTGCCTTGTACTGTTCTACAAGTTGGAACACACGGTTGGATACATCGGTAGTGCGATACGCACCAGATTTGATTCGTACAAAACTCATAACGGCTCCTTTACGGTTTAAAGTTATATTGTTATTATTCATGTATTATAGCAAACTACAGAATTGTAGTCAACTGGTTTAGGCTGTAAAATCATAAACAAAGCAATCAGCGAATCGGCTGGGTTGCACTTTGAAATCAAATTCCTTACATAAAACTGAAAATACTCTGCGAGCTGTGGATTCTTTTGTACCTTCAAGAAACAAAGAACCTTCAAAGAATTCAGCACGACCTTCGCTTAACACGGGAGTTATAAGTTCAATAACCCTAGTTTCGAATTGCATCTTGTGCTCCTTGTTAGTTACTATACCAATATTGTAGCAAAATGGGTCTTTTTGGTCTACCTCGATTAGAACCCTTCTGGATAGTATTTGTCAACAAGGGCTCGATTGGCTTTTACAATCCAATGCCGAGCAGATAACTTATCCATTACATCGAATGCAACATTTTCTGCATAAAAATCAAATTGGCGTACATTTTTTTGTGTTGTAAGTTTGGCAATCACCGCGTCAAACTTTTCACGAACAACTGGATCCGCAATAGTACGAGCTATTGCATCTTTTTTAACAACTCCAACTCCTCGCCATTCAGAAGCGGTAAACATACCATCTTGTGACTTCCACATTTCACGGCACACTGATTCAAACTTTGGAAGACGCACATTAACTGTTACGGTTTGTGTAATACGCATTTTTGGCTCCTTGTTAATTACTATACCAATATTATAACAAAATGGGCCATTTGAGTCAACGGTTGTTACAATTGCAACAAAAGTTGTTGTTTTTGCAACTGTTGCAAAGATAGCAACAGTTGTTAATCTTTTAAGGCGTGCCACATTTCTGGATCTGCGCCCAAGTAAATGCGGTATAACAATTTATTACGCCATACACTAAAAGTGTTGATACGATTTTCAAACCAAATAAGCAGGTCATCTCTAAACCAAAGCGGATTCAGCAAAAAGATCACTAGTACAACAAAGATAGGCGGAAACAACACAGCTAGTATGGTCCAATGTGTGATACGCATACGCCACCAACGGCCGCCCTCGGGTGTCATTGTAACGGTTTGTTTTTTCATACTGTATTATACAATGATCCAGTTATTAGAGCAAGACAGTATGACGCCAATATTCGCTGGCCGCTGCCACACCACTACCGGGTCGAACAGCCACACCACAATCCAACATGGCCATTTCGGCTCCGGCAATAGCAGCCATTAGGTGTACTTCATTCATATCACCCAAATGACCAATACGGAACAACTTTCCAGCAACCTTTGATAGTCCAGCACCTAATGACAAGTTATATCTAGTATAGGCTCTGCGGATAACATCTGCACCATTGACTCCTTCGGGTACCATAATAGCACTTACAGTATCCGAATACCATTTGGGATCTTGGGCGCACAATTCTAGTCCCCATCCCTGTTGCACTGCGGCTCTAACACCGCCGGCTAGATAATGATGACGACGAATAATGTTATCCAGGCCTTCTTCCTCAATCATTTTTAACGATTCAATCAAACCGTACAACAAACTGAGTGCCGGGGTGTAAGGATAGTATCCTGTGGCATTACTATTAAGCATATCGTTTAAATCAAAATATGCTCGTTTCAATTTTGCAGTGTGGCGCAGTTCTAATGCCTTTGCGCTGGCACATAAAATGCCCAACCCGGCAGGCAGCATAAGACCTTTTTGTGATCCTGATACTGCCATATCAATACCCCATTCATCGAACCTAAGGTCAATTGACGCCAGACTACTTACGCAGTCTACAAATAATAGAGCAGGGTGGTTGGTGCTATCCAATACAGCTCTAACCGCAGCCACATCCGATGTGACACCAGTGGCAGTTTCATTATGGCATACTAGTACAGCCTTGTAGGCGTGTGCCGTGTCTGCTGCAAGTCGTTGTTGATATGTGTCAACAGGAACACCAGTGCCCCATTCACAATCTACTACATCTACTTCTAAACCTAATCGGGTACACATTTCAATCCATAGGTGACTGAACTGCCCAAACCTTGCGGCTAGTACTCGGTCTCCCGGGCTTAGTGTGTTAGTAACGGCTGCTTCCCAACAGCCGGTGCCTGAACTGGGAAAAACAAAAGGTGTTCCGCTTTGGGTGCGAAACACCCGTTTTAGTCCACTGGTTATTTGATGTGTAATATTGGGGAAGTCAGGGCTTCTATGGTCCTCCATTGATACCACCATAGCCCGTTGTACTCTATCTGGAACGTTGGTAGGTCCAGGTACAAATAAAAAATTCCGTCCAGCCATATTGCCTCCTTGAATGGACTGGACTCAGTCCAGCTCTAGTCAATATATAGCATAAGACAGTAGATGTCAAACTTTTTTATGTTAACCAAATACGGTTGCTATTTTCCTAACTTTCTTACAAATTGCCAAATTGGGGGATTTTTTTGTCTTGTGCCTGGGTCGCCGCCCACTGTAAGTCTAAGTTCAGGACTGACACCTTGACTGGCCTGACTAACAAACAAGGCTATTTGCCTGTCTCTAGTGCGGATTAGACACAGTCCCGCGTCGTTGCAGGCCATATATACGGGTATTCCGCACTCGTCCAATCCTGAGATAAGCATACCATATTTATAGCCTGGTCAATTTGGCCAGTGGGTACGCCGTTTTGTTCGTAGCCTTCTTGAACCATTTCAAGATAGCCTCGGCCGGGCTCTTGAATGTAGGTTTGATCCGTCATTTGGTATGTGAGTGCATACACAAAATGATCGCCTAGGTTAACACGCACACGGAATCTTGTATAGTAATAAGGATAGCCTTCCAGCCGGTCTAGTGCTTTTAGGTCGGCTCGTGTAATATCCCAGAGCACTCCATAACAAATACTGCCGGGAGATTTTGCTATATCTGCGTGGGTACGGAATACAAATTCATAATTATCAATCCAGGCGGCGCCTAGACTCACCGCCGTTGGACAGCGGCGTTCCATTTCTGCTAGATTAGTGTTCATTCCATAGGCAAAATATTTCATAGTCTGTTATTATATACACTGTAATCTTTATTGTCAAATGGCCAAAGTTTGTTGCAATTTTGTTAAGTCAGCACAAGTGTATTTTTGATAACTATGAACCAAGTGTTGAGGAAAAGGAATTTCCTCAATCAGCGCACCATACTGGTTAGCTATGCCTTGGGCTACTTCTCTAAATGAACGTGTAGTGCCTGTCCCCACGTTCCATATGCCGTTCTCGTTAATGTCTTGATTAATAAATTGGAATTGCACTCCTAACACTTGTTCAACTGGAACAAAATCTCTGTGGAAATTTTCACTATTTTCAAATACTTTTATAATTCCAGTGGATTGAGCTTGAATAGTGAACTGATAGTATGGACTAGCCTGCGTTCCTTTATGCATTTCGTTCGCACCATATACATTAAAATACCTAAATCCTTGGCACCGAATATTACCCGGATTCTGTTTAACATAGTGTTCGAAGAGATATTTGCTCCACGCATACGGACTCCGCGGATCAACGGGCGCGGTTTCTCTAAAATCTGTACCAAGGCCATACACGCTCGCACTGCTACTCCATTGAAGATTGACATCGTGTTTTTTACATTCCTCATAAAGCCACACACTGAAATCATAGTTTTGCCGCATTACCCGATCTACGTCGCGTTCGGTGGTGCTGCTAATGGCTCCAAAATGAAATACCCAATCTAGGCCTTGTATACGTGGTAGTGTGCGCTCTTCCCACTCGTAGGTATAAATGTCGTGAGCATTCATTTTTTTCCAAAAACTCACGGCGTGGCTACCAATGAAGCCTCTACTTCCGGTTATTAATATTTTCAATTATTTTACTCGTAGAATAATTTTTCACTAGATCATAATACTTGATTTCATCACAGTATTGTTGACCAGTGATTGGTTTGCCTCTGTAATCACTGCCTTTTACCATTAAATGAGGTTTGTAAATCTTACAGATATGTTCAAGTTCTTGTTGTGTATCAAAAATCCAAACAGCATTGACTGCCTTTAAATTTTCAAGTTGCAGTTTTCTGTCCTCTTGATTGTTAACGGGTCGACTTTTGCCTTTTAATTCTTTAACTTGGCGATCACTATCAATTGCCACCAACAGGTAAGTTCCTTGACTCTTGGCAAAGTTGAGCATTTCAATATGCCCACGATGCAGGATATCAAATGTACCGTTAACTATTACTCTTCTGGCTATCCCCGGGCTGTACACGATAATTGTCCTCTACTGAGTCTGGTGTTGAAACTTCTACTACTGTACCTTGTTCTACACAAATCAACTGATGTGGCATACACGGCGGATTGTGCCAGGTATCTCCTTGATTTAGTTCTTTTTCATGTTGTTCGGCTGTTTTGGTATCGATATACTTTACTACAAATTTGCCATTTAGCACATACCAAGTCTCATCTTTTTCTCGATGAAAGTGCATACTAAATCGTGCACCTTGATTGAAGCTCATCATTTTGCCACAATATTTGTCATTGGTGGCCCATATCAATTCGTTACCCCAACCTTTTGAAACATAACCTTCTAGTCTTGTCATATTTGTTCTATTTCCGCTAATGAAGGACTATACACACCAATATGTTGAATAGTCACGCTGGCTGCTCGAGTAGCAAACTTTATGGCAGCTAGTATATCCAAAGATAAAACGTAGTTGTATGCGAGAGCAGACAAAAAAGTATCACCTGCCCCGCATACATCAAACGCCTCTACTTGTGGAGTAGAAAACTTGTGTTCTTTATATCGTACACCATCCCGACCGAGGGTAACAATAAGGTCAGTAGGATATGTTTTAGCCGCTTCAAATTCCACTTGATTGATTTTAACGAAACATCCTTCGAAGCGGGCCAAGTCGCTTTTCTTTGTATCAACAAATATTGGACCCGAATAATTCTTGCGAAGTGTTTCGATAGTCTCATATTCAATTGATCCTTTGTTGTAATCGCTAACTATAATAGCATTATACTTGTGTATGTTGGTATAGTCAATTTTTACGGCTTTGCTGGGAATGTCTTGATCTATCCTGACAAGATGTTGACCAGTCTTGCTATCAATCACTCTAGTCTTGATACAGGTTTTTACACCGTGTACAAATTCTACTTCTACTCCTAGTTTTAGCAGATTGTCTTCGACATTTGCAGCCATACCTGGCTTGGTCACTGTATGTGTGTAATTTAACACAGGTACAGGTGCTTCAGGACTGATTCTGGTCACTGTTCCAAATTGATATTGATCAATACCGTTATCACCTAGTAGTAAAATTTTCATGCTACTATTTTACTATACAATTGAGGATTTTCAAAAAAATCCATTATGCTTTCGTTGAATCTAAGGCTTGCGACAATCCTGGTGTTGTTGTGTTTTTTATCAACACCATGAGGTATACAGGCATTGACCCAATTTGCAGTTTCATAGCTGCACCTTCCTATTTCTACTACGTTTTCATCTTCGTATCTGACCGCGCCAGACCCGTCGGCAATTTTGCCATCGAACATATAGTATTCACCAAACGGCATATTGCTTTCTGTGACACTTTCGGGAGCATACCAAACTGTCCAAGAATTTTCGCAATTTAACAC